CTATCTCGCCTATCTTTTCTTTTACAGTCTCTCTGGAGATGGGGTCATTAATGCCATAACCCTGCTCAAAACCGTATGCCAGTTCGTAAATCGCAACTAACACTTCATTAGGTATTTCATTACTGTCTTTACCAAAACCATCAATAACAATTCTGCTTCTAGGCCACTGCATTGATTGTGTTTCGGTTGCTTTAAGCCCTATGAATCGTAAGGACTCAAAATAATCTGTAGCTCGAAGGATGTATGCTTCTGCTTGAGCGTCACTAATATCTGTTCTGCCAATATATCTAGCGTTTAGGTAAGCATCGTAACCAGCGACAGTAACATAACTGTTAGCAGTCGTTGATTGCTGTCCTGTTTCTACCGTTAAAGCCATTTTACCACCTTAAAAAAATGGCCGACCTGCAAGGGAAAGGGAGGGAAACCCAAGCAAGCCGACCAAAAGTTTCTAACTTACTTCAAATGAATGATTGAGCTAATGAAGTCAGGCTTCCAAGCCTTAACGCCCCAAGCTAGTGCTACTTCAATCATAGATTTACGGTAGCCTTTGTAGGTGCGAACCTCAAAAACTAAACCTGATCGTGGGTCAGTAACAATCAAAGAATCAGTTGCTTGGTCGCCGCCTTCAGGTAAAGCAGGTGCGCGAACAGCTAATTCCATAGCTCGGCGGTGGAAAGCCAAGTTATGCGTGAAAGTACCACCTTCAGTAGTGATTGCATCGCCATCAGCAGCAGCCTCTTTAAGACCTCGACCATTAATGTTAATTAACGTATCGCTAGAGTGGCTATTAACTACATACTGAGTAGCAGTTGAGTCATTAGCAATAGTGATAACATCACCGCCAACAAAGTCAGTGTCTCCGCCATCAACAGTAAGCGCAGTTTGACCAACAGCTTCAGTAGCATTGATAGCATAACTGGCAGCAGCACTTGAAGTGTGGATGCTTACACCACCAGATTCACGACAGTTAATGCCGTAGATTGGGAGTAAAATTCCCTGCTCGCGTACAGATGCAGTACCAGCTTCGTTTGCACGAACCAGACCAGCAACTTTACGAAGGCTTGCTCCAGCAGCAGTACCCATAACTAAAGAAACATCATCCATAGGACAGCCGTTATCGACTAAGCCTTGACGAGCATCAGCTACTAAATCAAAGCTGTCAGATGCAAACGCATCAGTAGCGTTATCGCCGTATGCTTGATAAGCGTTTGCTTTACCTTCTGCGTAAAGGTCAGCTTCAACCTCATTTGCAAGAACTCGCATTGCTTGAGCGATTAAATCACCGTAAACAGTCTCAAAGCCAACACCGTTGCTCAAGTGTTTAGCATCTTCACCTGTCATAGGAATTTGTACTGCTTTAGATTTTGAGATTGTTAAAATCTTATTATCTACAGTGATGTCAGTTCCTTCTGGAACAGTCATAGACTCATCAACATCTTGCGAAGTAGCAGCTTGAGTAAATGCAGCACGAACAGTGTCACCTTTAGCGGCGCGAACTGAGTCTGAATTCATACTTACAGAAGGGATAAAGCCAGTTAGCTCTCGTCCAACCGTATCAGCAGCAGTATAAATATCCGCTGCCAAGTTATCTAATGTGTTAGGCATTTTGGTTCTCCAAAAAAATAATTAAATGATTTTGCCGCCAGATTTAATGTATTTCATACGTTTTACCGAATCCATTGCATCAAAATCTGATCGACTTACTTGTTTGGTATCCCCAGCCCCGCTGCTTCCACCTGTTGCGCCACCCCCAGCGGCTTGTGACCCGTCAACCAAAAACGGGTATTCCGCCTTAATTGATTGTGTCAATTCTTCTACACTACTAACGGTTAAGTTACCATTAGCATCTAAAACTCGTACCTCACCATCTACTAAAGATAGACGCGAGGATATTTGCTGCGACAACAAGTTGGCTCTGGCTGTATCCTTTGTAAGCGATGCGGCAACTTTACTTGCCTGACCTTCCACCTGTTGCTGCTGTAAATTAGCCTTTAAAGTCGCTAACTCGTCAGCCGCCTTCTGTCGCTCTGACTCAGAACTGTTGTATAACTGTTCATAGTCGTTTGCCTTCCGCAGCTTTTCAGCCGTTTCTTGCCTTGCTAGTTCTTCCGCTTCCATTGCCTTTTGCTGCACCGTTTTCTTTTCGGTTAGCAATTCGTCAATTTTACGCTTCAAACCACTTACATCTTCTTTCGGTACACCGTCTACATTCAATGTGTAGCCATCTTCGCCCTGCGAATATAACCCCTTAACTGAATCGTCTAACGTATCGAAACTTTCTTCACTCACTTTGTATTGAATAGTCATCTATAACCCCTAGTTATAAAAATGTCGTCACCCTGTGACAATTTGTTCTATATATCACTCTCATCTTCAGATGTCAAAGACTCTTGATCTTCTTCATCATTTTCAGGCTCAATTTCAGGTTCTTCTGGAATTTTCGCCATTTCTGCCGCTAGTTCAGCGTCAATATCTTCATTACTGCGACCATCTTTAACAATGCCTTGCTGTCGAGCTAGTTCTTGCATATCAGACTTCGCAATAAGGTTGCCTTCGTTTAATTGCATAGCCGCCATAAGCATTTGTGGGTCTGCAACGTCATCAAAGAACTTAGTGTTTAGAATAAAGGTTGATTCTTTATTCGCACCCATAAACATACCGCACCATTCGATGCAGGTTTTGATGCCTTCGGACACATTATCCGCAATAGTAGTTAGGATAGAAGTTTCGCCAGCTTGCTCGATTAAACTTTGGGTTGCTGTCTTAGCTGCGCCGATTTCAATCATTCTTGCGCCAAGTTTTCGCATTTGTTCTTCTTTGCGAGCCATTAACCTGTCAGCTAACTGGTTTTCCGAGGCTTGTACAACAGAAAAACCGCCAGAGTCACCTAAAAAGTGACCAGCCATCGAGCCAACGGTAATTCCATCAGGGTTAGCCTCTTGAAACTGACTTAACGACATAGTTGATGACACGCCAAGCGTTAATTGACCGTGAACAAAGCAGTTTTCTTCTAAATCGGCTGAATTTCGGTAATGTGCAATGTTAATGTAAGCAATATCACCGAGTGGCGGTACGTCAACGGTGGTGTCGTTATTTTCTGAGCCAATAATAAACAAAGGTATAAAATCAAACGTAGTTCCATCGGCTTTTGTAGGGGTATACTCTTTAGTTATATATTCGTCATCTCTATATAACTGTTGTGTATATACACCATTCCTTAAACGTAAAACTCGGTACTGTTTTTTAGGTTCATAGCCAAACTCATCTTCATCTGCGTCATATTCTTCGCAAAGTACGGCTAGGGTTAGGATTTTCTGCCCATTAATCACTTCTACGCGCCAGTTGATAAAATTTTCAGCGGTATAGCGGTTAATTGTGGCTTTTGGAGCTAATCTATCAAATTCTTCAAGTGATAAACCAGATTCTACTTCGGGGTAGTCAACTAATAAGCAGTGACGACCTTTACCGATGACTTCACCAGCTACATCTTTGGATAAACTTGTTAAAGACTCGCCAGCACCGTCAGAGTTGTCTTTTAGGTATTCAACTTCAGAGGGAAGTATACATTCAGGTTCATTTCTGAAGATTGCGCCCGCTAAACCTTCTCTAGTCTTACCAGTGAAGTTTACAAAGACGGCTCGCTCTAAATAATTGATGTAGCGAGCGTCTTGGCGACCAACACCTTCCATCGGAGGAAGGTATTTAGTGTTAGCGTGTTTTATGGCACGCTGACCTTCACAACAGTCCTCGATCATTTGCCATTCTTTAAGGTAGGTAGAATACTCTGGGTTTTGTTGTTCAACACTCATAATTAGATCACAAATCTGAACGGCACAGCCGCTATAGGTTTAATAATAGGTAGTTCGTGGGCAATAGGATAGGTCGCAGCGTCTATTAAGTGATCTAAACCACTCGTTTTATCGGGGACACCGTTATTATCATACGTCAATTGCTCTAAACTACTTGACAATTCAGGACATTGCTCCGAATTTACCATAACTTGCAGTGAATCGAAAGCGGCGTTTGCTGCCATCACTCGATCTTTTATAAAAGGGTTCTTTTTGGGTGCTCTACACTCAAATCCAGCCGCTTCTAAGAGAGTTATGTCGGAGATACTTGCATTAACTGTTTTTCTACTCGCGCCAGAGGCATCTGGGTAGATAGCAATGTTGTGGTCGGGGAATTTAGTTTTCAAAGTGTGAATCATAGTCGGGGTATCGTATATTCCCGTTAATTCTTTAACTGCGTGATAAACACCTTCACGATAAACGAATACGACAGCAGACATATTGGTTACGTTGAAATCCATTCCGACCATTAGGAAATCAAAGCGCGTAATAAGCTCTTTGCTCTCATTTTTATCACGGTTGTATCCGTTATATACCGTTCCTTGGGTTAAGTTGACGAATTCACCGTTAAGATAGGCAGATAAGAGGTTGCTAGGGTAAATAGCCTTTAAGTTATCCACATAATCGACAGGAAGGTGTGGATTCGACATAGTTGGGGCTTGGATTAGCTCAAAGCCTTCTCTGGGGTCTTTTTTCCAGTATTTATAGACAAACTTAAAGCCTTCAGGCGTAGTGGTCACTCCGATTGTATTGGGTTCGCCACTGGGTTTGATCTCACGGTTACGAGCCATTATTGCGCGGAATGCAGCCGCAGCCTCAGATTCTTTGAGGGTGTCTAATTCGTCAATATCGGCATCGGCGTGGGCGTAACCGATGATTCTGTTGACGTTTTCCATAGATCGGAAGATGATCTTGCCGTAATTGCCTAGATCAATGTAGTTAAGTGGTGATTTATGGAGTTTATAGGGTATTTTGAGTTCGGTTAGGAGTTCCTCGAAGCGAGGCCACGCAATCATACGAATCAAATCGTAGGTAGGCTCGTAGAAACCCCTATTGGTACTAGGGTTACGGAGTTTACCGATGATGCAACGCTGCACCGCAGCCTCTGTCTTTCCCGCACCGAAGCCAGCAACTAACGCTGGGAATTTCGCCTTGGTATTGATATAATCAAACTGTGGTTTGGTTGGTACTAACTTAGCCATAAAGCTCCCAAACTCCCGAAGGGAAGAATTTTTTTTAGGTTATTCTGGAGCTACGATTTCGATATTTATGGGTTCAATACGCGATTGTTGGTCAATATCCATCTTATCGGTCTGACCTAATAGGTTTTTACCTAAGAATATCGCTAATTGAGTGTTTCCATCCATAGCCATCTCTAGTTGTTTGCGTCTAAGCCCTTTAATGGCCTCGAAGCGACCTCTATCAATGGCAGCCTTGAAATCGGGGTTATTCCTATACCGATCCTCTATAACATCTTCGGAACAGTTAAAGAACTTACCCAACTCTATGAAGCTACAGTATGAACGAGATAACTCTTCTACCTCTACTAAGTCAAATTCAATCATAGGTCTGCCACGTTTACGATCTGTCATCTCAATTATCCATTAAAAATTTATGTGGTGTATTACCGCGCCGTCTATAT